CCCAGGCCAGCACACACACCCACCCCCGTTCGGCCGCCCACGAGCCTCCCAGTGGCCTTCCCTGGCCGCCCGAGCCCCCGCCGCCGCGGCGCAGTTCTCTCTGGTGAGTGTTGACCAACTAGAGACGATCAACCCAACGTAACCACAACCCAACCCATTGCTTGGCACTAGAGCAAGGAAGTCTTCAAGGTCAGGTTCCGTCTCGGTACAGCAAGGAAGGGCAAGGACAACGAAGGTGTCTCTGAACGCTCCAACTCGATCAGGCGACCAAGGACCAACTAGAGCCAGGTACGTGACTAGCCAGCGAACCATCTCCTCGTCCTTGCTCTCGTGGACCAACTGGACCGAAGGTCAAGGCAACGACCAAGGGCCAACGGTCCGACGGTCGGAGCGAAGCAAAGGCCTGTGGGCTCTTCTAGTAATAAAGAGATCTCTTCTAGTAATAGAAGGGGTTCATATTTACCCTACCCCTAGGGTGCATAGTTACCGGACGCTCATGGCCCGAAGAGGCGAAGCACACCCAACGCCACTTGTGCGTCCAGCGCCCAGTGTGGTACTGTTTCAGCATGGAACCTGACGACCTGACCCCACTGTCCACCATGACCCACATGAACCTCACCCACGAGCAGACCGCCCCCATCTACGGCGTCATCGCCCACTACTACCTCGGCCACAAGTACTCGCCGAGCATGACCTTCGTCCTCCAGGCGCTCGCAGTCATCGAAGCGACCGCCAACATCTCCGAAGATGGTCACGGCTTCTTCGCTACCATGGGCGACATCGTTCAGCACACCAACCTCGACATGTCTACTGTCGATCGTGTTCTGACTGAGCTCGAAAACCAAGAGGTGTTCTCTCGCCATCGCCGCCCCTTCAAGCAGTCCATCTTCTGGATCACCTGGGAGAACACCCTCCTCGGTGACGAAGGTGCAGCATACCTCTACGCTGCCCAGAACCTCATCTACGACAACTAAACAAAAAGCGGGGGCGCCGCCTACCACTAGCGGCGCCCCCTTGAAACCCAACCCAAGGATACCACACATGTACATCTCGCTGCTAACCGCACTCACCTTCGCTGGAGCTCGCGAAGACCTCAGCCGCGTAGAGATTGACACACTCACCGCCCTCTCTACCTGGAGCGGAGTCCAGCAGATCGACGCCGACGTAGCCCGCATCGCCGCACGTGCCCACTACAGCGAAGACGCCACCAAGAAAGCCCTCGCCTCCCTGGAGAACAAGGGAATCATCGTCCGCGAGGCGCGCTTCAACGGCGGGGAGCGCCTCTCCTCCATCATCTACGTAGACTGGCGTTCAGCACTCACGGAGGAATGCCGCAGCGACTATGACCGCTTAGCTGACGCGGGCGACGGCGCCCGCAACTTCCCCTCCAGCCGCGAGAACAACCCCCACCTCTGGGGGGACAAACCCGTCACATCCACCACTCCTGTGCGGGCGAAGAAGGTCACGAAGACCGTCCGCAGCACCCCGATCCCCGAAGACTGGCGCCCCAGCGAAAAGACCCTCGCCCGCACCCGCGAGCGCTACCCCTCCATGCCGATCGACATTGAGATAGAGAAGTTCCGAGACTACTACCTCTCCAAAGGCACCAAGCGAAGCAACTGGGATGCCAGCTGGCGAACGTGGTGCACCAACGGCAACTCGTATGCAGATGGCGCATGGGCTGCTGCGGCAAGCATGTCCACGCAGTCTATGGAGAACCCTACTCCTGCCATCAACCCCAACACCGGCAAACCTGTCACCCGAGACGACTTCGGGTACGCCTGCATCGACGCAGGTATCGACCCCAACCTGTACATCAACTACTGGAAGCCCTACATGGGACTCCCCAGCGATCCCGACTGGCCTGCCTTTGCGGCCGAGATTGACAGGCACTGCGGTAGGGCCTGACCGGCTCGGGAGGGGCAGATTAGCCCTGCCCCTCCCGCAGGCGCTTGACAACCCCGTCCAACCCCGTCTACACTCCAGTCATCAGCACAACCGAAAGGAACCAGGTATGAACGCCACCAACCGTATCGACGTTTTCGTCAACACCCTGCACGAAGCCAGCAAGGTAGAACTGCCAGCCAACTATAACCACGGCGACCACACAAGCAAACTCATTACCCTCATAGGCAACGTGCACGACCTCTGCTGGGAGATAGCAGCCACACCCAAGCGGACCGACCCATCATCCAAGATCATCGCGGCAGACAGCATCAAGCGCGACGCCACGAACATCATCAACATCTGCATCACCGAACTCAAAAACCTCGGCCACACCAGCGAAACCGCAATCGAACTCATCGCCACAGACGGCGCACTCTGGTTCTGGGACATCAACAACCACCCACTCAACAAGCTGGACAGAGACGTAAGCCCAGCCAACCGAATCCAATCCATCTACGTCACCACAGGCAACCTGATGGAATGGTGGCCTGCCGACATCTCCCCACAAAACCCCATCGAGACCGCCGAAATACTTGAGCAAGCATTCATCAACCTCGCATACGAAGCCACCTACACCATCATCACCCACACCAACTGAACACAGAGAAGGAACCAACAAATGACCGACGAAACCTTCACCGCACTCCAATACGCAGGCCCAGCCAGCTGACACCACCTCATCGCACCCACACACATTCCCACTCACCGATTACACCACCCACGGGGGCCTGCAACACCAGCAGGCCCCCACCAACACCCCCACACGAGCACATGAACACCGAAACCACCATCATCGGCATCGCCCTCAGCGGCGACCGCAACGCCCTCATCGACCTCGACAACATCCACCCCCACCACTTCGCCGACACCCGAAACGCCGCCATCTGGCAGCTCATCGAAGACTACAAACAGAAGAACCCCGGCCAAGGACTCACCCCCGACCTCCTCCTCGACAAACTCCCCTCCATCACCACCGCCCACGTCACCCCCGACTACCTCCTCGACGCTATGAACGGCGTCCACGGAGGCCACATCAACCTCGCAGGCGTCCACGCCAACAAGCTCATCGACGACAATGCCCGCCGCCACCTCGCAGACGCCTGCACCAGGGGCCTCCAAATCGTCGAGGCAGGAGGAGACCCCAGCGACGCAGAAGCCAGCATCCGCGAACTCCTCAACCAAGTCAGCACCGGCAGCACCACCCTCGTCAACAACGACACCTGCCTCACCCAAATCACCGACTTCACCACCAAGGCAACACCCTTCACCCCCACCCCCTGGCCCGACCTCAACCAGATCATTGGAGGATGGAAGCCAGGCGGCCTCTACGTCATCGCCGCCAGACCAGGTTGCGGGAAAAGTCTCATGGCACTCCAAGCCGCCACCAACCTAGCCGACACCGGCCACGTCTACTTCGCATCACTCGAGATGGCAGGCCGCGAACTCTGGTCACGCATCATGGCCAACATCGCCAACGTCCCCGGCGACGCAGTAACCCGCCGCCGCCACCCCACCCCCGATGAACAAGCCCGCATGACCGCAGCAGCCCCCCACCTCAGGCAGCTCCCCATCCACTTCGACGACCGAGCCAACCTCACCATCGGAGACTTCGTAGCCACCACACGCCTCCTCCACCGCCAACACGGCCTCACCGCCGCCTTCATCGACTACATCGGCCTCATCAACGCCGCCCCCGGCGACAGGAGGGCCCGCTGGGAACTCATCGGCGAATACACGCGCACCCTCAAGAACCTCGCCAAGGACCTCCAAATCCCCGTCTTCGCCATCGCCCAGCTCGGCCGACAAGCCGAACAGTCCCCCGGCGGCGAACTCCAGCTCAGCCACCTCAGGGAGTCCGGCAACATCGAGCAGGACGCCAACGTCGTCCTCCTCCTCTCCTGCCCCCACGAGAACGGCGTCACCGACTGGACCCGCGCCGACATCCACGTCGCCAAGAACCGTGAGGGCCGCACCGGCCACGTCCTCCTCGAACGCGAAGGCGACTACTCCAGGCTGAACCACCTCGGCTGGACACCAGCGGGCCACTGAGGAAACCAACAGGGGGCCCACCAGCGTTGATGGGCCCCCCACTACTTGACAAGCGTGTCCCACCCTGTCTACAGTAAGTACATCAGCAAACGAGAAGCCCCCAGGATTCCACCCCGGGGGCCACTCACGGAAGAAACAAGAACAGGAACGAAGTTATCTTGTTCAAACACCGAAAGGATACCACACATGAGCATCCTCAGTCTCTGCTCAGGCTACGGCGGCCTAGAACTCGCCACCCAAGCCGCATTCGGCCCACAAACCATCGACGCCGTATGCGACAACTACAAGCCAGCACGCCAAGTCCTCGCGCACCACCATCCAGACGTCGACATCCACAACAACGGCAACGACCACGGACGCAGCCTCTACCAAATGTGTCACGAAGGAACCCACCTCGTCATGGAACACCTCATGGCACTCCCCACCGGCTACATCACCAACCAAGACATCAGCGACGCAGCAAAACGCCGCCTCCTCGGCAACGGAGTCGCCCCACAACAAGGACACCTCAGCATCTACCGCGCATGGAAACAGCACACAGAAAGGAACAGCTAATGGCCGCCGAACCCGTCTACACCCTCCACCCCGACATGATCACCCTACGCCAAGCCGAAGCCATCGCAGGCATCGACTACAAGACCATCCACAATGCCGCACGCAAAGGTCACATCTACTGGAACCGCTACAACACCCCACCCACCTTCCGCGTCAGCCGACGCGACACCATCAAATGGGCCGCCAGCCAGAAGGCGGCATGAGCAATGGCAGCCCACACCACAACATGCCACATCTGCGAAAACGCATTCACAGCAAAAAGCAGCAACTCAAAATACTGCTCACCCAAATGCAGGAAAGAAGCCAAACGCAAAGCCGACAGGGAATTCATGCGCAAATGGAGAGCAAAAAACCCCGAACGGAACGCCGAGCGCCGCAAACGGGAAGACCGCGATCTCCACAGACAACACACACGCCATTGGCGCGAACAACACCCCGAAGAAGCGAAAGCCCAAGCCAAAGCCTACCGCCAAGCAAACCGCAAAACCGAAGCTTCACGCCAGCGCAGATGGCGGCAATCTCCCCACGGAAAGGTTGCATACAAGGAAGCCTGCCGAAAGTGGGCGCTACGCAACCCAGAAACAGCAGAAGAACTGCGCGCACGCAGAGCCAAAGCAGAAGCCGAAGGCAACGCCACACCAGAACTCATCCAGGCAAAATGGGAGGCAAGCAACAAGGCATGCCGCCTCTACGGAGACCCCACCAACCCAGGCATCCGATCGCCCGACCCAATGTCGCTTACAGTGGAGCACAAAATCCCCATCACGCGAGGCGGACGACACGACATCGACAACATCAACTTCGCCCACAGGGTATGCAACAGCAGCAAGGGAGCTCGAACCACAGAGGAGTACAAGGAACGACAGAAGCTAGCCAGCTAGGCGACCTCAACCCCCTCGCAGCCACACAACAAGGTTGCGAGAGGGTAACTTCACTTCTCAAACCTGCACGCAATCCGAGCGCCATTGACGCGTAGCGGTCGGGGTCGGTGGGGGTGGGGGGTTATCCCCTGGGGTTACTGGGAAAGGTTTTTTGGTTGGTGGTTATTTCGTCGTCGTGATTTTTGGTGTTTGTGCTGGTCGGGCGTGTTGTGTGTTGTTCTGTCTGGCTGTGTTTGTGTGTTGTGTTGGTTGTGTGTTAGTTGCGTGCGTGTGTGTGTGTGTGTGCTCGTGTGTGTGTGTGTTGGTGGTTGTGTGTACGTGTGTTCGATGGTGTAGGTCACGTTGCCTGTTGTGTGTCTTGGGTTGACGCGGCCGGCTTCGTGTGGCGTATGGTTTGGGGCATCAGCAACACAGCCCCGCCGGTGGGGCGAATCGAAAGGACAACGAAGATGAGCAAGACGGCGATGCGCATGGTGGTGGCCCTGGTGCTTGGGGTTATGGGCCTGGTGGGTTGTGTGCCCGCCTATGCGGCCGAGGATGCCGCCCCTGCTGGCGGGTGGGTGCTCGCCAGTACGGGCGCCCCCGTCGACGTGTCCGAGACGCCCGCCTGCGAATCAGAAGATCAGGAGTACGGGCCGTGCTTGTGGGACGCTAGGTCTATGGGGAACGGTTCGGGGCGTTCGTTCATCGTTGAGGAGGATGGGAGCGTGTCCCACCTGCGGTGGCGTGACGCCCGTGAGGTCGCGTTCCCGGGATGGTTGTGGGTTGGTTCAGTTGAGCCCGCCACTACGGCCGGCCTGCCCGCCTGCGCGGACGTTCGCGGTGAGGTGACCTGTCAGCGGGATGGCCGTTACGTGCTCGAGGTGAACAGCAAGGCTTGCACCCAGACCATCACCACCACCGACGGTGAGCGCTACATCCCCGGGCCAGCCGTCGCCAAAGCACTCAGCGACCAGTGCGCCCCTAAGGCGAGTAGCGGACACCAGAACCAAGCAGGACTGAACGGCGCACGCAGTAGTGGCTCTACGGAGGTTGTGCACTCGCCTGCGGCGAGCGCGGTTGTGGATAAGCCTGTTGCTAAGGCGACCTCTCCTAGTCGTGACAAGGTTGTGGGTCCTGTGGATTCTGGCGTCAAGGACAGCTATGATCGTGAGATTCTTGTGGTGGCAGCTGTGGTGACTTTGGTTGGGCTCACGTTGGCTGTGTGGGTTGAGCGTCGCGCTACTCGATGCAGGGTGGGCCGCTTCGGTTCGAGGTGAGCGATCCTCCCTCCTGGTGCCCCCGGTTCCGCTTCGGCGGGCCGGGGGTTTCGCTTTGCCTGCCTGTAGGTGGCGCTGTGGGCCTCTCTGAGGCGATTTGGGGGTGTGGGCGGTGTCCGCATATGGGTGGGGTCGCGAAAGGCGCTCAGATTGGCTCCTGCGGCCTCTCGTGTGTGGGGGTGCGTGTGTGTGGCGAGATTGGGGCGCGACGTCGAACGTGCGTTCGATGACGTAGGTCACGCAAATTGGTGCGCGTTCCGGCTTGACTCACTGCGTCTCGGGGGGTGTATGGTTGAGCCATCAGCACGGGGCAGTTGCCCCACACAGAAAGGATCACAGCAATGAGCGCCACCGACTACATCACGGACGTCACCGCCAACCTCACCGAGTGGGGCGTCAACTACCGCGAGACCACTGAGGGCATCAGCGTCGGAAGCATTCACCTCGAGATCGCCGAGGACGGATACCGCCCCGCTGGCACCATCCTGAACGACACCGAGGTTGTCGCCGTCACCAGCGACGCGGACAAGGCGGCCGCCCTCCTGGCCTTTCCGCTGGCCCGCCGCGCATGGGAGTTCGGGTACACCGGAGATTTCGACGTCGCCTACGTTGGCAGTGAGGTTGAGATGACCCTCTCCTACGGGAGTAGCGACCTCACCATCTCCGCAGGCACCAGCGAGGCAGACCAGTTCGCCATCACGGAGCACGACCTCTTCGATCAGACCGTCACCATGAGCGACCTTGAGGCCGTCCTCGCGTCAACCGAGGCCGCCTACGGTGACCCGCGTGAGGCGTGGCAAGTCCTCTGTGGTGCCAGTGACTTTGATTCGGACCACTGGGAGAGCATCGTCGAATTCTTCAATGAGGACACGCACATTGTTCACGACGCCCGGCTCACCAAGGTTGAGTCCTACCTCACCGAGCAAATCGCCATTGTTGACGACTGGCAGACGGATTCCCCCGTAAACGTCATTGACGTTCAGACTACCGAGGACACTACGCACTGGGCAATGTCCGACGTGGCCGCCGCGGTCCTGTACGCGATCTCCTGACGGCAGTCAGGTAGCCCGAATGGTTGTAGTGGGGGTTCGATTCCCCCGCCGGGCACGACACTCACCCACACTTAGGAGTATCACCATGACCACCACCGAAGATCGCCTAGTCACTGCACTGGAAACGGCAGTCGAAGACCTCGAGTTCCACCTAGATGCGGCCGGCGTGGACTTTGAGGTCACCACATCGCCGAACACGAACCAGTACATCATCTCCCTCGCAGACGGGGGGCGGCTTGCCTACGTCACCGCCGAACTGTCCTGGGACGGCGAGCCCATGGCGTTCGTGGACATCTACAGCGTGAACGCCGACGGCGAAGAGAGTTGGGTGCACGGAGACCTGGAAGTTGATGATGCCGTCCCCTACATCTGTAAGGACTTGCGTGCGATGGTTAGCGAGGTAGACAAGTGAGCACTGTTGCAGGGCGCATGGCCGCCGCGTTTCAGAAAGTGACCGGACTTCCGGTCAATCCTCCGGACGATTGGAAGATCGACACTGCCGGATTCGTTGTGACTACGTCACGCAAGCAGGGCTCTCGACGTCACCTGTTCAAGGCTGAGCGACTCATCTCCGACAGTTCGGGGCGAGTCGTGGCGGCTGTCGCGCACACCGAAGATACCAGTGTGAGCGCCATGGTGGCTGCCATGCGTAAGGCGGACCGTGACGCCAGCGTCCTCGCCACAGTGTCAGACCGCCTCACTGAGGACGGCTGGGAGATTGACCCCATGATCGCCGGCGCTGATTCGGGTGTCACGGCCTATCGTGCAGGGATTGCCATCATGATCTACGGCGATGGCAAGGTTGTTTGCAGTGACCTCACGGCTGCAATCTACGCGGAGTCGGTGGTTAAGGTCGTGAATGGGGGGATGCCCTAGGTGGTACGGTCACTAACCGTGATGATGGTTGGTGTGCCGCCTCACCTAGAGGGTATAGCGCAGTAGAAACGCGGCCAGCCGCTGAATAACGCTTGCGCACGTTGGTTGAGAACTACACAGAGATTTAAGGCCATAGGTGGCAGGCACCGCACGCACGGCGCCGCCTCGCGTAGTCGATACAGTCTGCCCACCTATGAGTCACCTAGACCGCCCCACTGTTTGCTGACTACAGGGGTTTGCTGTGATCCGTTTTGGTCTAGGTGGCCCATAGGTGACCCGAACGGTTCGGGGCCTAGAAAGGAGTAGCCATGGCTGATTATGTGAGCGCCCCGGTTCACTACACGTGGGTCGGCGAAGCCATCGCCGCCAATGGGGGGCCAGGGGAGACCGCCAACCTGCAGTCCTGGGACCTACTGGACGCCCTGTTCCCCGACAACCCTCATCTGTGGAACGCCGGGAAGTACCTCACCCGGTTCGGCCGCAAGGGAGACTCGAGCAAGCGCCTAGAGGACTTGCGCAAGGCCGCAACCTACCTCGAGCGAGCCATCAAGGCGGAGGAACGGCATGCCAGCTGACGCACTACTCGAGCACCGACTCATCACGCACGCGGACATGCGCCGCATGCCCGACGGGGCTACGGTCTACAACGACCTACACGAACCATGGGTTAAGCACGGCCCATGGTGGCACCTCGAGGACGGCGACACGCGCCTACTCGGCACCGAACTCAAGCGCCTCTCAGCCTGGCTGTACGTGCTTGAGCCGTTCGACCCATCCAGGTATATCTGGAAGCACTAACCCACACACAGGAGGAACACTCACTATGACCACACGAATCGACGCCACGGATGTAGCCCACCAACTGGCCCGCATGTGGCCCCACGCTCGAATGCACGTATCCCCTACGCCCATGGGGTACACGGTAGTGCTCGGCGCAACGGCGGCAGAGCTTACCCTGGACTGGTGGACAGTCCGAAAGCCCGGCCAGTCCGATCGGTACTGGGGGTACGTCGAATGCGATGAGGTCGTCATCGCGGACACGCTCGCCGAAGCAAATGCCCACAACCACCACGACTCAGTTAAGGGTAGGGTGACGGCATTCGATCGGCGCCTGCGAGTGCGTCGCGTAGGTGACGTGTACAGCATCACCACGGCGGAGTCTGAGACCATCACCATCGTCCCCATTGGCGGCATGATCTCAGTGACCGCGGGTGGCGTCACGCATGAGGTTGCGACGATGGGGAACGCGATCATGGCCGTGGGGTCTCTGGTGGCTTCCACGAAGTAGGTTCCCA